TGATTTCATGAATCCAAGAGTCTCAACAGCAATTGCACGATCAGTGAATACTGTATCTCCAGATGGAGTCATTGAACAATCACCAGCTTGGTATACGATTGAATCATCAAGTAATTTGATCTCTTCTGATCCTTTCACACCCTCTTGGATTGTGATGTATTGTAATGTTTTTGCCTCAGTTACTGCACGAACAGTCAACTGATCTCTTTGCTCATCTACATAAGCAGCTAAGCCTGACACATCATAGTCAAACTTATCCTTAATCATTTTTTTAAGTGACATTTTTTAATTATTTATTTTTTAATAGGAATGCTTGTCTGGTTGTCAAGTTACCAACTTTTGAGAATCTTTCATTCTCTCTTGTTTCAACAGATGGCTGTGCTTTGAAAGTCTCGAATTCACTTTTCAATGAGCTCAACTCATTCATTAATGCTGTGTTACTTTCTGCAATAGTTTTGGTCATTTCTGCTAAGCCTTCGACAGCTTTGCTGAATGATTCTAACCTTGCATTGATGATGTTTTCAACATCCTCAGCACTCATTGATTGAGCCACTTCCTCAACTGCTGGAGTCTCATCTGCTGTTGCTTGCTCATCACCAGGATCAGCTGATTGTTCTTGCTCTTGCTCTCTCATGTCAACAATCTCAGTGATCACACCATTGGCATCAACCACAATTGAAACACCCTCCATGTCACCAGATAATGCATGTGTGCCCTCTGGAGCTGGAATTGTTTCAGTTTCTGTGACAATAAAAACAGGCATACCAATCTCAAGAGCATCATATTCAATGACAGTTCCATCAACCAAAGTTGCTTGCTCAAATTTTGAGGCCTCTTTCTTTGTGAATGCTTGCTTCATCTCAGCAAGCAAGTCCATGACCTTTTTAAAATTTGTATTCATTTTATTGTTTATTTATTATGTGTTATTGTTCTAAAAATTTCTTTTAGTTCTTTGTATATCTGAGCCATGAACTCCTCCTCCATTGTTGATCCTGTCTCAATCAGGTTAAATACACCCTCAATTGAGAATCCTTGAAATTCTCCAGCCTTGGCTGCATCATAAACAGCCTTATCAGTTACTTTGTAACTCACCAACCAAGAGCCATCATTTGCATCCTTGAATCTGTCAGGAGCTGTGAATCCTTTCTCATTGTCAATGACATAACTCATGACCATGTATATTCCATCAACCACTCTGTCCTCATCATGCTCAAGATTAACATTGTTGAAATTGTTCCTCCTGGCATAATCAAACACAATATCTTTGATGGCCTTCTTTGTGAATACAACATAATACTCCTCATTTGTGTATGTCTCTCTCCTATATATTGGTGTGTCTGCTGATATGGCAATCCCTGTGATGATCTGCTCATCATCATTGAATTGATACCTCACTTGCTTTGAGAATGTCTGAAAGTTTTTCTCATGAGCTGGTTGACTTACTAATGAATTGAATGACACTGTTGTATCTGGATCATTGATATCAATCATGATCTCATATATTGGTAATTCTCTTTTCATATATTTATTATGTATTTTTGTTCAATGATATTTGTATATCCATATAAAAAGAGTCCTGAGCACTTTGATATCTTGCAATCAATTGCCTGGATTAAGAGAATTTATCCAGAGGCAACCATTTACACCATTGGAGATGCTGTTCCTGGAGCTCTGAATATACCATGCACTCAATACAACAACATCAGAGGGATTGATGTGACCAACAGGATCTTGACTTTTGCCAGGACCATTGGAGGGGATTTCATTTATATGAATGATGATTTCTATATCTCAGAGAAATGGAGTCCTGATGTGGTATATTTTAAAGGAATTCTTGAGATCAATGCTAATCATCCAGCACATTATCAAGAGGCCGCCAGGAATACAGCTGAATTCTTGATGCACAACAAGTTCCCTCTCAACAATTATGAATGTCATCAGCCTGTCAAGATGAACTCTGACAAGTTGCTCAAGCTGTTTGATCAGATCAATTGGCAAGATGGCAACCATTTTATCAAAAGCATATATCTGAATGTCTACAAATGCAATGCACAACCAGGAGAGAATGTCAAGTTGCACAGGCCAGATGTGACAAAAGCATCCGAATTCCTGAGAATATATGGATGCTTCAGCACTGGAGAGGCCTTTCTTTCAAAGGCTGGAGTTGATTTCTTAAAAAGAGGTCTTAGCCTCTTGTAATTTTACTTTATTCTGTGTGCCTGTGATATCTGATTCAAGCACAACAACCTGAGAGAGATTGACACCAGGCTGAGCTCCTTGTCCTAATGTTGACAAGTTTGTTGTCTGAGCATTGGTGTTGGCTGTGAATGATGATGCACTGGCTCCTGTTAAATTAGGAACTGATCCTGTATCACCAGAGGATGATGGTGTGCCTCCTCCTTCAAATTTCTGAGATGCTATTTTAGCCACATTTGCAATTCCAGATCCTATTGCCAAGCCAGCTGCAATGAATGGCTGTGCTGGAAAGAGGATGCTTGATGGATTGGCAGCTGCACTGGCAAAGATGGCATTGGCACCCTTGTATGTTTCAATGGTTGCCTGTGCAATGGATGATGCTTTCTGAATCATGAATGCTCTCTTTGCTGCCTTCTCATTCTTTTTTCCAAAGAGATCAGCAACATCAGATATCAGCTTGAATGTTTCTGTTGCTGCAAATAATTTGAACTCCAGAATGTCCTGTTCTCTCTTGAGATCTTTCTGCCTTTGCTCCTCATTCTGTTTATCTCGTTGCTCCTGGTATTTTAAATTGATGTTGTTTAATTCATTGGCCTTTGCAATCTCAATCTGCTCCAAAGCATCTGCATTGCCTTGAGCCATTGTCTCAAGCTCGAAATATTTATCTTGAACAGCAAGCATTTCTCTCTCCTGATCAGACAATGTTGCCAGATAGTTCTGTTCAGAAAGGTCCTCAATCATTTTTAGGAGCTCTCTCTCTTGTTGAATTCTGAAACCATCAGCTTTCTTTTTAGCCTCCAGCTGTTGGTTGTACCAATCTTGATCAATTTTATCAAGATCTTTGACAAGATTCTCCTCAATTTGCTTGATTAATTTGGCATTCTTTTTTCTGTCCTTTTCAGTTAATGATAGATCCTCAATTCTTCTCTGAGCACTAACAATCAATTGAGTTTGTTCTCTCTGATTCTTATCAGTGATTGATTTGATTTCCTCATCCTCAATTGCCCTCCTCAATTCTCTTGCATCTTTGGCGGCATCCTCTGCTCTCTTTTTATTATCTTGCTTTGCTTTGATATCAATGAGCTTCAATTCATTCTCATTATCTGCAATGCCATTTTTTAGCTCCTCAATTTTAGCTATTTGTTCATTGTATATTGACTCTGTCTCAACTCCTAATCTTTGAAATCTTCTTTCATTCATTAACAAAACCTCAAGAGCCAGCTCAGCCTCTTTCAATAGCTCTTTCTGATATGCAATGGATGATGCTGTTTTTTGTTTCTGCAATTCAACTGTGCTCTTGCCTTCAGCTGATCTCAAAGCAATCAATCTGTCAAGAGCTTTCTGTTCATTGTTGTATGCATTCTCTCTTGCTTTCCTTACTCTTTCAAGTTGTTTTGATTCCTCCTCATTTCGTTTCTTTTCATTTGATGCTCTTTCCTCTCCAGCAAAATCACTCAATCCAATGGCATCACCAATTGCTTTAAATCCATTTATCACTGGTTGCATGAACTTGACAACCTTGTCAAAGTTTGCAATCAATAAACCAAGGCCCACAATCAATGCTCCAATCCCTGTTGCAATCAAAGCTCCTCTGAATAGTTTCAATGCAAGATTAGCCCCTTGTGTTGCTCCAGTCATGGCAACCTTGGCTCCTGTTGCAACCTTTGTTGCTGTTGCCTCTGCCTGTGTTGCTGCCACTGATCCATAAAGGATAAAGTTCTGAGCTTTCTGGAGAGCTGATCTCACTTGGATTCCAAGGACAGCATCCTTGTTCAGTTTATTGGCAACTGTCTGAACAGCATTGACCAATCCTTGAGCTGCTTGTAGCTTGACCATTGTCTGGACCAAAGCCTCAGATTCTGTTCCTGTCAAGGCAATGGCTGATTGAACTCCCTGGAATGCTGCTGCTCCTGTCTCAACTCCAGCAAGAGCTGTGTCCAGTTTCACTGTGTCTGATGCAAGAGCCGTTGTTGCTGCTCTTAGATCACCAATCTCATCCTTTAATTGAGCAGCATTCTGAATGGCCTGTTGTCCTATTGGGCTCTGTGATCCTGACTGAGCTGCCAAGGTCTGATATTCCTTCATGAGCTTGGTCATGTCTCGCATGCTCAAGCCACCAGCCTCAAGTCTCTCATTGAGCTCCTGGAGCTTGGCCTCGAATTGGTCCATTCCTCCCTGTTGAGAGGCTGTTGTCTGAGTCTCTTTGAGATCTTTGTTCAAAGACTGAACAGCCTGGTCAAAGTTCTGAACATCCTGGACAGAGTTGCCTGTGTCAACTCTTAGTGTAAATACCGCTTGCTTATCTGCCATTATTCAAAAGGTGGTGGTGTTGGCTTAGGTTCATAAGGAATTAAGTCAAGGTCTTTAACCCACATAAAGTCAGGATTAACACACTGCTCCATTTCCTCAACTGATATAACCCAATTATCTTGAGCATCTTGAATAGGATTGAAATAAGAGTCTGGTGCATACCATTGACCTAATAATTCGTCTTTTTGTACCTCTGTCAATAGTCCGACATAGGTTGTTCTTTGTTCTGCTGTTAAATCTGTTAGTTTCATACGTTTCTACTTAAGGCTGTTTGAAATGCTTGTACCGCTGTGTAAAAGTTAGCTGCTTCTGCATCTGTTAAGCCGTTACCTATTGAGGCAAAGGAATATTGTCTATTAGAATAATATTGGAATGTTCCATTATTATTATATGCACCAATTGGCATTATGTTTAATGATACACCTAAACTGGTTTGAGCCGTATTAATTACCTTACTTCCATTTTTATATCCTGTAGTATTTGTTGCAGAATTTCTATTCGTAATAAATAATCCTCTTGAATCTGTGTTAGTTACATTTGGGTATGATTGAGTTCCATAATTAGCATAAAACTTATTATCTGTCCATCTTGAAAATATTGAGTCTTCAATAGTACCACCAGTTGTACTTACTGAACCCATATCAACCCCACCACTTAAATTAGTTCTTGAATATACTGACAAATGACCACTTGAATTAGTTATTGTATTATTTGGAATTAACTTAGTATCAGCATAACCATTAGAACCATTTGGAGTATAACCATTATTATCCCAACTACCACCACCTATAAACACTAATCTAAATGCTGCGTCCAAGTCACGAGGGTCTTTTAAGTTCCATTTCATTGATGTCGCCGTACCCCCTACAAAAGGATACAAAGCTTTCATTTTTGTCCAAATAGAATACCCTTTCAAATCAACTACCAAAGTATTGATTGCCGCTTGTTGAGTAGGGTCTGTTATTGAAGCTGCTGTTATGAATGCTTGTGCATCTGGATCCACTCCTCCTCCTGATGCTGATCTGGCCAAAATGCCATGTGTTGCTAAAAACATACTATTTGCGTAACCTATCATAATACTAAACAAACTGATCCTGATACTAAATCAACAGCACTGAATTTCTGTGCATCTGTTGGTCTGATGATTGCTCCAGCTTTTACAGCTGTTCCTGTTGCTGCAATATAGCTTGATTTCACATCAACACCAGCAATCTTGATGGCGTTGAATACTGTGTCCTCCAGGACCACAATTGCATCATGGTTGATTGTTTTCTCATTTGTATCATTCACAATGAATGTTCCTTGATTGGCTGAAATTACACTGATATCTGTACTCATTTTATTTTTGTTTTACGTTGTTATATCACCAGCAAGAGCCCACTCATCTGATCCTATCTTGATCAATGAGGCCTCTGCATATTGTGCTGAAAGTTTTGTCTTGCCACCAGAGGATCTCAATGTGACTCCTCCTGATGTTGTCACTGTTGTCTGACCAGCTCCATATTGAATCAACAATATCTGTGTTCCTATTGGAAAGTTAACTGATGATTCAGCTGGCACTCTCAAGTCATTGGCTCCAGCATTTGTCAACTTGAGCAACTTGCCAGCATCACTGAGTTGCAATGTTGTCAAGGATGCTGTGTACTCAACAATGTTCAGAGCATAGGTCTTGATGGCCTCTCTGATCTGAGCTCCTGTCATCTTTCTTGAAACATACACCCCAGCTGAGACATATTGCTCAATCTCAATGATGTCATTATCAGCAAAGGTGCTGGTTGCTAAGGATGTTAAATCTTGAATCTTTACTCCCATTACGCTTGAATTTCTCTGATGGTGCCGTCCTGTGTGATCCTTATTTCATCATCCTGTGTGAATCTTGTCTCAGGATCAGTATATGGATCATATGGAGGCACAACCGTTGTTGTTTGTATTCCCTCTCCTTGTATTATGCGAATTAGTTCTATTTGTGTACTGGTGTTTTTTCCACTGTCATAATCACTAACTTTCTGCAATCTGTACACAACACCATCAATGTTGATTAAGTTTCTGAAATCAAGAGAATTGATGTGCTCTGGTGCAAGCATAGCATATGCTCCTAATTGCTTGCCATATCTGCTCACAAGTTCCTTGATGAATCTCTCATGATACATGTACAGGTTGTTTGTTGTGTATACTGATGTGGACCAGAATACATAATCAGGCACTCCAAAATTAAAGTCAAAGGAAGGTGAATCAAGAGAATCAAGATGGCCCACATATGGATAGGATGTCTCATTGCTGTCAACACCATTCTCATCCCTGTGTTCCCACACTCCAGATCTCAAGCCACCAAGTTGCACAATAAATGGCTTGCCTTTTTTCTTTTCAACTAAGCTGGTGCCATCCTCATTGAATTTCACCTGGAATGTTCTCGGTACAATCAGATCAGTGAATGATGATGGTGAATC